AAGCAGTGGCAAGGTCAACAACACCTTTTTCTGCATCAAACACTATTCTTACAGGGTCTGCAATTACATTAAGACCATTTGACGCTCTGAGAAATGGGACAGTCTTATAAGCCATCATACACTCCATACTCCGCGTCTCAGATGCCCACGACGCTTCTCAACCCAACCTTTAAGCAATATAAGTGCCTTTACAGCTTCTCCTTCATAATAACTCGTATTAGGTCTTTCACCTTCAAGGCCATCTTCAATTATTGAATAGCCTATTGCTGATGCCTTGTTCACCAATAAACCTCTGTGAAGATAGTCAGGAATAGCTGATGGGGTGTCAGTATTTACTGTTAAAGGAGTTGGTTTATAATATCCAAGACAAATTAACGAAGTTACAGTTGCAGGTATCTTTGCATACCAAAGCGTAGAACCTTCAACTGCTACGTGTTCAATATCTCCTTCCTCTGAAAGGTCAGGATGATTCTCGAGGAGTTCAATAAGACCTCCATCAAGAACAGAAATCTTTCCTTCACTGGTTCCACAATACAACAGTCTTCCATCAAAGTTACCTGTTATAGTTGTGTAGGCCTGTTCAAGTACAGTATCCACAGTGAAGAGAGTTTTAAGTGATGGAAGAGTTGTTTCTTCTGCCACCCACCTATATGCTTCGTTAATATAATCTTGAATAGAAGCCAGCACATCAGCCCGCTGGTCTTTCAAGTTAGTTCTTACTTCATTTACCAACTCACCTAAGTTCATTTGACACCCCATCCAGAAAGTACAAAATTTTGACTTTCTGTGCTTTTATTAGAATCCAGGAACGTCTGTTACAAGCATATGTACACGACATTTACCTGCAGTGTAAGTACCAACATTAGTCAGGTACAGACATACACAAGGAACAGTTGACGCAGCTCCTATAATATAAGCTGGAGCAGGATACAATCCTGTTTTAACAGCATCCTCATAATCTGAACCTGTCGCTGTAGTTACTTCATAATACCCAAGCGTATTCCATGTAACATCAGTACTGGTAATGAACTCATCGTCATCAACTGTAGTAACGTCATCACCAGTTGTCTTATCATTAGTTGCAATAGTACCGACACCAAGTGTACCAGCTGGTGTACCACCTGCAAACTTCTCTGTTACCTGTAACAACACCTGCAGAAAAACAGTCCTTCTGCTTGCCACAGGAAAGCTAAAAAGAATCGCAGCTTTTGCAACTGCATCAACTGCCACAACTTCAGCAGAGGTTAACCAATAAGGATTCTCTAGTACATTCGTCCTTTGGTCTGTCCTTCTGTAATCTATTCCAGTTACCGTAGCCATAGTATATCCTCCTTATAGGATATATTAAGAAATAAGAACGTATTGAGCAAAGACTTCAAACGTTCCTTCAGTTGTAGCACCACCAGCAGCAACAGTAACTGTGATGCTTCCACTTCCATCTGAGAAATATTTACTTCTGTTAGAAGCAATAGTGTCCTTAATGGAATTTTTAATCCCTGCTACTGTAGGTTCAGCTATATCATTGGTAATAAAGTATGCAGTGTTTGCTGTCTCACCATTACCTGCAAAACCAACTGTAATACTCGGAGCACCGCCAATATAAGCTGTACGAATATTCAGCATTACATCAGTAACAAGGGCATACCGAGGTATCTGAATGACAAAATATGTATCGTCATCAGGTGCAACCATCAGACGAGATGCTGCCATCATATACCTGTCAGAAAACCTATGTCCGAATCTTTCCGTTGCCATCAGTCACCTCCCACTACAGCTTTGTGGCGTAGCTGCGGCCTGTAATTACTCCAAAGTCCTTACCACTAAATCTAGTCTTCTTACAGCCAAAGATTCCACCACCTCTTATCATGACATATCTCTTCGCGTCCTTTTCGTAAGGAACAAAGGCCATAACAGAGGATTTAGATTCACCTGCACCGCCCCAAGCAAAACATGCAGCCTGAGCACCAAGCAGAACGTTGTTATAAACATTTGGATTAGTAGAAGACTTTCTAATACGCTCACTTTTGGAAATCAGCATTCCGTTGTACTCAAACTCAATATTAGGAAGATTAAGTTTCTGAGCACTACGAAGCATATCACCCCATTGACCTGCATTAAAGTTCTGACGTAGCCGGTCAAAAACGTAGTTGTGGAGAATAACCCTGAAATACTTCTTTCCACCAATCAAGAGAGGACGAATCCTGTAACATTCAGTTCCAGTTGGAACTTCTGCTAACTGCTTCATCCTATCCAAAAAGCTAAGATCCATCATATCAGCAGCAGTCATTGCTGCATCTGATGCAACATCATTGACTCTAAGAAGATGGTCAGCATCAGGTGCTTCACATGCCTGAGCAAATGTTTCACCAGCGATTTTGTAACTTGCATCACCGCAAAGAGTCGCAAAGACATAGTCACTGAGCTTATCAGTCCACCATTCTTGCAGTCCATCCTTGCCTTCTTGTATCAGGTCAAATGGTACACGCTGCTGATCCATTCTACCGCCAGTATCTACTGCATGGTTAAGTTCCTCGATAGTCATGCTGAAGTTCCGAGTCCGAAGTTTCTCCTCGTTTCCTTCAACAGTCTTGCTACCAACAACACCTTCACCAGTCAGTGGAAGTCTGATTGTGAAAGTAATAGTATCACCTTCACCCTTTGCAAGGTCAGTTTTCAGCTGAACAATAGAATTAGGGCTAGTACCAACAAGGTCATTAAACTCTACCGCTTTCAGAATAGCACGGTAAAGTTCCTTTGCCCATTTCTTCCTTGTTGACCCATCATTTGTAAGAAATATAAGGTCATGAGATGCCATATTGTCTCCTTTTTATTTTAGTTCTCCCCTCAGATATTTATCATAAACATCTTTAGGGACTCTGTCAAGTTCCAATTCATCAAGCTCATCAATCTTTGCTGCTGTCCAACCACCATCACCGCTTGATGAACCACCACCAAGTTCATGAATACTCGAGGCAATTTTCTTTGCATCAAGTCCTTCCCTTGTTCTTCCTTTGCCATCTTTCCCAGCTACTTTACCCTCTTCACTTTTGTCAGTTGAAGCGGTTCTATAATCTGGATGGTAACGCTTAATATTGTCATACATGAGTTTATATGGGTTTCTTGTAGCCCATATTTCAGCCTCAACACCCTTAATGACGTCCTCCAGCTTGCCACCATGCTCTGCAATGTAAGCCCTGGCCATTGCTTCTACCATGTCATCAAAGTGTTCTTGCGAAACAACTTCATCGACATCTCCATAGCGGTCAGATACACGCATAATTTCAAGTAGGTTCTCAAGCTGTTCCTCACGTCTGGCTCTAAACTCTTCAATTGCTTTATTCTTTTCCTCTTCTTCAGGAGGAATAAGGTTGGCTTCTTTGAGTAACTTATTAGTTCTCTCAAGCGCCTGCGTTACCTTATCAAGCTCACGCTTTTGGTCTCGACTTATTTGTCGTAGATTTCTTATTTCCTCGTCTTTCTCGTCAAGAACGGGTTCTTCTTTAGTTTTCCCATCATCAGTTACTTCTTTGCCTTTTTCGCTTTCTTCGTCTTTTTCGCTTTCTTTGCCATTTTCATCACCTTCCTTTTCAGTTTCATCATCTGGTTCAATATTATCAATAAAACTTTTACCATCAGAGGCCTCAGATTTATCCAATCTTACTTCTTCATTGTTACTCTGCACCTCATTTACCACTGTAGCCATAAAACACCTCCATGTTTATTTAGATTTTTGTTTTGATGCCTTATTTCGTCTGTCTTGGCGACTTTTGTATATCGCAGTTTGTGCTTTAGTAAGGTTTCCCTCACGTTTAGCTTCAATTTCCATCTGTGCCATACGCTCTTCACGTTCAAGCATTTGTTCATGATACGCTTTTACTTTCATTCTTGCACTAAGAGGCATATCGCTGTACTCAAGAATCATATCAGGAGGAATACTTCCAGGGTTATTTTGGCTAAAATCTGTGAGCATTTGAGCGATTGCCATTCTCATAGTGGTATTTTCTACCGCTTCGTCAATAGCAAAGTCATATTTAAGTGCAGTTATGTCATTAAATCCTGGTACTTGAGGATTTAACTGAGTATTTATTTGTGTCAGATATGCACCCTCAGGCCCTTCAATACGAATCATCTGGGCTTGTGTCATATATTGCTGAATCATGCTTACCATTATTTCAGCAGAAAGAAGCCGAGACTCTCTGAAATTATCAAACAAGATGTATAAAACAGCCATACCTGTTTGCTGTCTCAGTCGCAAAGTTACTCCAGGTTGTCGAGACGAAGTCTCAATTCCCATCATATCATTCTGAATACCAGAAGCATCTTTCATATCCTGTTCATATGTCTGGTCAAGTTGAGCATAAATAGGAGAAATCTGTGGTTGGTCAGTAAATCTCCATTTATCAAACTTCCCTTGTGATATAACAAGCCTGAAATTTGGCTGTGAGGACTTAGCGTCATATTCTTCTTCATCAAGCAAAGCTCCTACTTCATGAACAAGTAAGCCTTTCGGTGCTGTTTGTAGTAAATGCTGGAGTTGCCTACGTATAGCATTTCTTCCCCTTTGAGGGTCTTTCATCATATTTATAACCGAAAACCACCTGTTTTCGTCCTCGTCTTTGTAAGCACCAAATAGCACATATGGAAAATAGTCATGATTATAAGGAGAACGACCTGCCTCCACCAACTTATTCCCAGAATATATGGCGTAATAGACCTTCTTAACCAGTCTCTTTGTTGATTTAATCTCTTTATCATAACGTATAATTCCTCCCCTACCATCAGGAATTCCTTTCTTAAGTGCAGCTTTAAACTTGTTAAATTCTTCAAGTGTTGTTTGTTCCACTTTTCCTGTCAACGGATTTTCTATCCAGTAAACAGTTTCGTACTTTCTGTACCAACACTCAGTCAATCTATATTTATTAGTCACAGTATCATAAAACTGTGGCATTTCAGTAGAACTTTGTGATAAAGATTTAATTTCATCTAATGATAGATTAGGAAAGAAGGCTTGTATATCATCAGCTTCGAGCCATTTATCTACAAACAGGTAACGTGCATCTGACATATCATATGCAACACTCGTTGGGTCAAGCAAAAAGTCACGTCCAGAAATACGAACAGCTTTTATTTCAGGTTCCATTGGGTTGTCTCCACCAACCCAGAAACCCAAAAGAGACCTGCCACTTTTTACAGCATGTTCAAAGCATTCATTTTCAAGTCTTGAAATTTTAGCTCTTCTACGAAAATGCTTAAATGCTCCATTCATAATTTCTGTAATTGCATCATCACCAAGCGAAACGGGAAACAGATAAGGAACCTTATTTGACTGCCCCGCAAGACCAATCAGTAAATTTATCTTTGGAAGTATTGTATTGAATACAGTCGTAGGACGCTTTTGTTTTGTAAGTTCATCTATTATCTCCTTACTATCCTGTTTACCAGCATAAAAGGCATAGTCTTCCTTCGACTCAATCCTGTAGTTTCTTTCAGCTGTACTTCCCTCTGCTTCCAACTGCCAAGTATAAAGCTTGTTAAGCAATTTAGACTCTTCTTCACTTTGCGAATCAGTAGAATCCGGCTTAGTCAGTATTGAACTATCATAAGTCTCAATCATTTCCCACTCCTTTTAGTCGGCTTCCAGCCGTGTTCAAGGGCATTTAACAATCGCTGAAGATTGTATGCTTTTTCCTTTGTAGTCGACTTCGCCTTAACACCATTGGGAGTAGCGACGCGATATCTATCCTTAGAAATCTTGGTTATTTTTACTGGCATCATTACCTCGGCTTAGCCACTTTAGTTTCTTGTTTGTTAAAAGCACCTGCAATTGGGTCAGGAGATAAGCCAATCTTCTTTATTTGAAGTTCAATAGCTTTACTTTCGCTATCACTTGCCTCACGAGACCTGATTTCTATAACATCAGCAGATGCAACAATAGTAAAAACATCGCCAACATTCAGCTTTTTTAAATCAAGACCGAGACGATTGATTAACTCCTTTTCTAAATTTATCCTTGTTCCGTAAGGATATTCGTTGTATGGCACAGAAAGTCCATTTTTTGTATTTTCTTTAATAGGCTTCGGCGGAGGAAGTTTTGTATCTATCATTTTCATAAATCACCTCGGTTTGGCTACTCTACCAATTTTATGTATTTCTCCAAGCTTAAGTTGACGTTCAGGATTTTCAACAGGATTTTCCATTTCCTCAACAGGTTTTTCTTCGGACAATTTCTTCTTTTTTCCAAGAAGTCCCTCAACAATTAAATCAACTAAATTTGCCATTAATCTTCCTCCTCTCCTTGCAATTTAGGTTCTGACAAAAAGCCAAGACCCGCGATACTGGCAGTTTTTAAATAATGCTCCTTTACAGCTTCTGAAAGTCCTTCCCATACAGCAGTATGTAGAGGTGTTGGTTCACTTTTTCCTAACTTCATACTTCTCCATAATGTAGGAGTTGCTGCGCTTCCAGTTTTCTTTATCTTTCTTGCATCGGCAATACTTCGTGCCTTTACATTCGTAGCCATCTCAGAAAGCAAAGCATCTACTTCAGCGGCATTACTTGTATTTCCATATAAGAAATCCCACATAGCTATTTTGCCAACAGGATAATTATAACCTCCACCTTCACTATGATAGAAATTATACATATCATCATTTAACCATATAGGAATTCCTATCGAACTTGTCCTTGGTCTAAATTGCTGAGCATGCCTTGCTTCGTGAGCTATTGTACCTGGGTCTTTCATAGTTACAGGGCCGAGTGCAATTCTATCATTAGGTAAATTATAGAAAGCATCAGCATCACTAAGTATTAAATGATAATTACGCTTTGTAATCAAAGGCTTTCTTGTTAACTCAGCAACCTTTTCTTCTGACATAGCGCGGATAATATCTTTTACATTTGTCTTTGCACCTTGAGTCATAGTTTTATACGCAAGCTTAGCTTCTTCTCCCCAGTCACCTTTTCGGAAAGTATTCATAAAATCACGATAAAACTGAGCTCTAGTTCCCCACTTCATTATGTCACCATCCAGATGTCTTTGTTAACAGTGTTCCCGTACTGTCCATAAATTTGCTTCCATCTGTCTACACTCTTCTTTTTTGGTTTAGTTCTAAATACTCGAGTAGCAACATTGCTGAAATATTCAGTTAAACCGAGTGCATCTGCGATATTTGGAGAAGGAACACCTCTTCGCTTTGCATCCTTTTTGCTTTCAACCTTAAATCCTCCGTGCGTATTAAAGGTGTAGCGGAGGCTGGACAGTTCGTTTGCGAGTTTCTGTCCCATCGAAAGGACGTCGCCAGGTTCCTTCTTAGTAGGGAAAGAATACTGCATTCGCATACACTTATCTCTCATCCTGTACCAAAGTTCATCACGAAGTCTGTCGGCCTTAGTTATATCGCTGGAGGCGGACGATACGTTTACACCAAACAGGTTCTCTGTGTTATGCTTCGCCAGCCAATCCACTACACCAGCACCTACTCCAATCTCATCAATAGCCATTCCTTGTGCATCGTTTTCAATAGCATATAGGCGGGCTTGCATAGCTAAATCTATAGTATTCATTCCGTGGAAAGTTTCCCAAGGAAGTACAACATTACCGACACGAGGAAGAATAATACTGTCATCATCACCAAATCTTGCCACATCGACTCCAATGTAAGTGGGTTCATCTTCTGGTACTGAAATCTCATTCCCGACGCAAGCTTCTGCCCAAGCCAACGGAATAAGCGTACCTTCGTCCTCAATAGGTGGTTCACCAGCAACACGAATACGAAAGATATTGGAATCAAGTCCATACTTCATCTCCATGTAGTCGCAGTATTCTTTCTTGACATTCGAAGACTTCCGACTATCCCAGTGTAACTGTGTCCACATCTTCTTAATCTCAGGATGAAAATGTGAATCAAAGAAATAGCCTTTGTTCTTAGTCATGTTTCCAATCAGAATCATGCGG